GTCAGCATGTGACATGCGCTGCGACTGGATCAGGACTCCCTGCAGCCTGTACATATCACCCTCGATACGGGGGCGTTTGCGCGGATCGTAGGCTGATCCGATTTTCACTTTGCATTGAGTCATTGTGATATTTCCTAATGTGTGATGATGACTGCAACGGGTGAATCTTGCATATTCAATCGCACAGTGTACTTGCCGAATGACTGACGGGTTACCGTGTACCGTTTCATTCCTAGATTGCCTCGAGAATTGCGGCATGATCTTAAATAGTGCGCTGCCCATGAACGGGGCTCATACGCTGCGAATTGGGGTTGATCCTGAAAGTAATACACCACTGCCTTTTTATGAAACATCATAAATCCTTCAGAAAGGGGATTGTGGAAGGTCAGACGGTACTCTGTCCCGACGGCGCACTGGCGGTGCCTTGTAGGGGCTCCTGAGGCGTCCGAAAGGCCACCAAGCATCTGATGGCGCCTTGAACGGCCATGAGGGGATCGGTTCAAGCATTACAACATCCGCAACAAGGTGCGTCCTCACAGATGCCCGACCGATTGCGGTAATATTCGCGTCCTCCCGACGTCCAGATATCGGACACGCCACGGGCGGCAGCCTGGCGCAGGTATCGTCCTGCAGACTCTGCAGCATCTGGGTCTGAATCGTACAATTCAGGATCCAATTCTCGAACTATATCCGCGTCGGATACGGGCCGGGAACGCTCGATCAGGGCATATCGGCGATGCGCGACACGTTGGACGATATCGCCCACATTGATACGCTTGCCAGTACGGGCACACAGACCCGGATAACGTGCGATGAATGGCATGATCGGTTCCCCTATGCTGCTTGCAATTGAATGACGCGACGCTTGTGGCCTAACGCATGGTCGGCAATCACAATGTCTTTTGCTTGGATCTGGGCGCCCTTGCATAGTTTGCAATCAATGCATGTGACACGTGCGCCAGCTTCCTTCGATGCAGGGCATGAGATCTCGCCATCCTGGCGATCCATACCGATTGATACCCTGAAGGTGCGCCATCCCGACGATTTAGCATCGGCACGATCCTGAGCACTATCGGCGCTTGCCATGACCAACAGTTGCCATTCGCGACCGAGTGTGCGCCATTGATGGCTGTATCCTGTCCATCCAGCGACGTAGACTGTCAGACCTTGCCACACACGGATAGGGGCGGCTGCAGGATCCCCGTATGTGCCGATCCTGAGCACCCTGCCTGAGATAGCCCGTGCGATAACGTGCACGGGCGCTTTCAGATACCGGCCCCGACGATAGGCGCGCCAGACTGCAGATGGCGCTTTCGACACGTCGACATAGCACGGCGCTTTGCCGTTGCCTGCACGTACCAGTGCCGGACGGTGCTCACACTGACCGCAGATTGACACGTCGTCACCCGAGCGCAGTGCCTCCAGGGGATGGACGTCCTGGCGCAGGATGAAGGTTTGAATCATCGATCCTGTCTTGCGATTCGACGATTCAGACAGACCCGTGACGATGACGACGATAGGCTGACCGTCGATCAGAGACGGTCCTTCGTATGCGATATAGCCGAGAGGTTTTGACATGGGAAACATCCCCCTAGTTGACGCTGCACAACTCGTGCAGTGGTGAGATGATGACATGCTTAGTGCTTCGATACAAGGCTTTTGTGTTTCGTTTTTGTAAATAGTACATAGTCTATATATACATAGTGGGGTAGAAGATAGTTGTGGAATCTATAGGGTAGTGCACAGGGCAAGGGGGATTGCACCATCCGCCCGGGTCCAGAACGCATTGGGGACCGTGGCATGGGGGTGAGTACCTACAGGGGTCCGTCGATGCGCTGTAGACGATCCTGACGCGTCACAGGCACGGCCTGGGCAGGCATGGTCGAGTAGGTGATCGACGGCGGTGGCTCGTGGCCTGGCAGCTTGGGTCGGAGGGGGTGTGTGGGCGAGCACCCCGACTGGCTCCCCCCCAGGAAAAATTTGATTTATAGTAGGCTTGGTGTAGGATCTCCTCCTGTGTGAACTGAAGAGCCCGCGTTGCTCGCGGGATTCGCCCGCGCTGTTGCGGGCTTTTTTTTCGCCTATACGCTATGATGAGTGATGTACTCAGTTAGTGAGGTGATGATGGAGAAGTTAGAAATTGAGGTAGGGGTAGTACCTCCTGTGCCGCGTACGGTGTTCAGGTATCCCCATGCGGACATGGTGGTGGGGGATAGCTTCCAGGTGCCGGTGACGCACAAGGCGAACGTGTTGAACGCCAACAGTCGGGCTACGAAGAAGTTGGGCTGGAAGTTTATGGCGCGTACAGAGGGTGAGTACGTGCGTGTGTGGAGAATCAGGTGAGCGATCCATTCAAGATTGACAGCCCTACCTGCATTTCGTTTTCTGGAGGTCGTAGTTCTGCGTACATGCTCTGGCGTGTTCTGCAAAGCAATGGTGGTCTGCCAGATGAGGCGAAGGTCTGTTTTGCCAACACCGGAAAGGAAGACGAGGCGACTCTCAGATTTGTAGATAGGTGCAGCAAAGAATGGAATGTTCCTATTACGTGGGTTGAATATCAAAACGCAGAAGAAACAAAAGACAGGTTTAAGGTAGTTACGTTTGAAACAGCAAGTAGGGATGGAGAGCCGTTTGAAGCAATCATCCGTAAGCGTAATTATTTACCTAACCCTGTAAGCAGATTCTGTACTGTTGAAATGAAAGTCAGAGCCATTCACCGTTACTTAAAAAGTATTGGGTGGATAGAATGGGAATCCATGCTTGGAATCAGAGCAGATGAACAACGAAGGCTAGCAAAGATAGGAAACCAAGATTACGGCAAGCATGAAGAAAAGATTGCTCCGCTAGGAAAGACAGGGGTTACAAAAGAAACTGTTGGAGAGTTTTGGAAAAACCATTCGTTTGATCTTGAATTGCCAAACATGAATGGTGTGACCATGCACGGCAACTGTGACTTGTGCTATCTCAAGGGAGGTTCGCAGATCATGAGTTTGATCGCCGAGAAGCCACAGAGAGCGGTCTGGTGGGCCAAGATGGAAGCGTTGGCGTTGGCGTTGGCGTCTAAGCCTGACGGCGCTAAATTCAGGACTGACAGGCCCAGCTACTCTCAAATGGCTAAATTTGCTATGGAGCAAAGAGACATGTTTGACACTAACGAAGAAGCCATTGCCTGCTTCTGTGGTGATTAAATGAACTTTAATCTCAAGCAGTTTTATTCTTTTTGTTCTCAATTAAAGATTGAGACTAAAGAACAGGGATTAAGGAAGATGGATCGTCTGCTGGGAACGCAGACATATGTAATGGGTGAAGTAGCTAAGGGATTGGCGGATGACGTTCATTTCTTTGTGATTCTTAAAGGGAGGCAGCTTGGAATCACAACAATTAGCTTGGCACTGGATCTTTACTGGCATTTCATCACGCCAGGATTACAGGGCACGCTTACGACCGATACTGAAGAAAATAGAGAGATGTTCAGATCCACCTTATCCATGTATATGGAGGGTTTGCCTAAAGAGTATCGAATTCCTCTTATTGCCCATAACCGTAATCAACTCTCTCTCAAGAATAGAAGCCGTCTGTTTTATCAGGTTGCTGGATTAAGGGCTAAAGGATCGCTGGGTAGGGGCAAGGCTATTACCTACTTGCACGGTACTGAAACCAGTTCCTGGGGGGATGAGGAAGGTCTGGCCTCCCTGCTAGCCTCTTTGGCAGAGACAAACCCTAACCGTCTGTACATGTTTGAGAGCACTGCCAGGGGCTTCAACATGTTTCACGACATGTACGTCACTGCCAAGCGGGCAAGGACGCAGAGGGCGATCTTCTGTGGCTGGTGGCGTAACGAACTGTATTCCGTGGATGGGGAGAGTCCGGTCTACAAGGTTTACTGGGATGGCAAGCTCACTCCCGAGGAAAAGGAGTGGACCAAGGAGATCAAGAAGCTCTACAACGTGGAGATCAACAGCAGGCAGATGGCGTGGTGGCGCTGGAAGCTGCACGAGGGCATCAAGGACGAAGCCCTGATGTATCAGGAGTTCCCTCCTACAGAGGACTACGCCTTTGTGATGACGGGGACCAGTTTCTTTTCCAACGTCAGATGCACGGAGATGGCGAAGATCGCCAAGAAAACAGATGCCGAGTATTTCCGCTATTCATTCGGCACGTTCTTCCAGGACACGGACGTTCTGAAATCCACCCCGCGTCTTGCCAGCCTGATTGTCTACGAACAGCCTATCGACACCGCGTACTACGTTATCGGTGCTGACCCTGCTTACGGGTCATCAGACTGGGCTGACAGGTTCTGTATTCAGGTCTACAGGGTGTATGCCAACGGGCTGGATCAGGTAGCCGAGTTTGCAACCTCTGAACTCAACACTTACCAGTTTGCGTGGGTTATCGCCCACCTTGCTGGCGCTTACAAGAACTCCACTCTCAACCTCGAGATCAACGGTCCGGGTCAGGCGGTCATTAACGAACTCAAGAACTTGAGAAGGATGGCGACTGCCGCTGGGGGCAACGTAGGGCGTGATCTGCTGGATGTGCTGGGCAGCATGCAGAACTACATCTGGCGTCGTAACGACTCTATGTCCGGGCCTAGCAACAGTATTGGATACCTCACCACTGCCGCCACCAAGGAACGGATGTTGTCCTACATGAAGGACTACTTCGAGCGCGGGATGATGAACGTCTACAGCATGGAACTCATCGAGGAGATGAAAACCATCGTCAGGGACGGAGGCAGCATAGAAGCATCCGGCAGGAACAAGGATGACCGCGTGATCGCCTCTGCCCTTGCCTGCGTGGCTTACGCAGAACAGGTACAGCCCAGGCTCATCATGAACAACATCACTAGGGACGGTAACCGCGCCAAAGACGCGATCACACCGGAACTGGCATCCATGAACCGCAATGTGTCTGACTATCTCAAAAAGGTGGGGCTACTTAATGCAGGCTGACAAATTCCAACGCTACAAAACCCTCGCTCTTGCAAGCGTGTATTCAGAACCGGAAGAAGGCAACTTCCATTCCCAACTGATCCCGCAGATGGTCAACCACTACATGCCCAAGATGGGCCTGTCTAAAGAGGCAAGGATCCTGGACATCGGTTGCGGGCAAGGGCTGTTTATCTCTCAGGCATCCAGTCTCGGATACAACAACTGCACAGGTATCACCCTGTCTGATGATGACTTCACTGCCTGCCAGCACAAGGCTATGGACGTTGTGAAGGCCGATTTCTCCGACCTCGAGTTCTCACCCAACAACGCTGTAGACCTGATCTGGTGCCGTCACGCACTGGAACACTCTCCCTACCCCATCCTGACGCTCTATGAGTTCAACAGGGTGCTCAAGATGGGCGGCAAAGTGTATGTTGAGGTCCCTGCCCCCGACTGCCAGCGCGGCCATGAGTTCAACGACAACCACTACAGCATTTTCGGACTAAATATGTGGATGGCTCTATTTAACAGAGCAGGTCTGCAGCCCGAATTGGTTGACAAGTTTGAATTCAGCCTTCAAGTTGACGGCAAAGATGTTCCAGAAACGTATTTGATCTTTATTCTGGAGAAAACCAGAGATGTACACCAAGCAGGAACTCATGCGGCAGATGGAGCGGTTCCTGTCTGACCGCCAAAGAGGTATCAGCATCGAGCAATTCGCTGAATTGTGCGGTTTGAGCGTGGATACGATCAGAGAAGTGTTTGTCACCAGGAAAAAACCCTTGTCTGAGCGCACTCAGGTCCGCGTAAACCGTGCTTTTCACGAATGGATGTCTGGAAACGTCAGAATCATGTGGTCCCACGCAAAAGGCACTTATGTGGACTACAGAAAGCAGTCAAAAGTACCCCTGATGCCCCATTACGGCCTGAAAGTAACACCTGAAGGCATAAAACTGGACATCAGGATGAAGAATCGTCACTACTACGGGGATAAGACCCTGGATGAATCACTTGGAGGCTGATATGGCTGTTCTGCACGACTACTACTGCTCAAAACACGGTATTTTCGAGTCCAGGGAGGCAAAATGCCCTATGAAACTGTGCGAAGGCGAGATTTCGATGGTTTTCCTCAAGCCCGTAGGCTTAAAGAGCGACTCCACCAAGTCTGCAGACACAACCCTGCAAGGATTGGCGAAAGAATTCGGTATGACCGACATCAAGAGCACCCGGGAAGGGGAGCATCAGACCGGATACCACACCCGCAATAACATTGAGACGCCTGCAGACCGGGCCAAGCGTGAGGCGGCAGAGGCCGACATGGGGCCGCGCCAGAACGTCATTTGGGGTGATGCGGGGATGCGCGGTCTGAATATGAGCAGTATCATTGCAGGCAGAGCAGTACAGTCCGTGCGCGGCGAGTCCGTGGGGATCAACCCCAAAGAGGCTGGCGTTACCCACGGCCCACGCGCAAGCGTCGTGATGAATGACCACGAGAACCTGCAAATCAAATGAGAATCCCAACAGATCCAGCCGACCGGGAATTCTTCTATCTTGACTTGATTCGCAAGTGTCAGGTCAGCAAGGAAGAGCGCAAGGCCGATTACCACTCCCTGCGGTCGTTTTATCTTTTTGGTGCAGGCCCGGACGAATCACCCGCCCTGTACAACAAGATCCACCCGCATATCGACCAACTGACCTCTTTTCTGTATTCAGCAGAAACCACCCGGTTCTCCATCTCGCTGGGCGCTGCAGTTCCTCCCGCAGAGTTCAAAAAGACGCCTGTGCTAGCTCGGGCGCTTAACGATGAATGGCTTAACTCCAACGCAGACCAGGTTTTTTCTGCTGCCGCTAGTTGGGCGCTGGTTTACAACACAACCTTTGTCAAACTGATCTGGAACAAAGGTCTGCACCCCTACATGGTGGATCCTCACAGTGTAGGCGTGCTGCGTGAAGATAGTCCGTACACAGACCGTCAAGAGGCGCTGTGCCAGACTTACTACATCACCAAGTCTGACTTGTACTCGCGTTTGTACGCTCATCCCAAGCGCGACCAACTAGTCAAGCGCATTACCGCGTCCGAACACGATCCGTCTGACACGACCACCGGCCTTGATCGCGTCATCATGTCGCAGGTCAACCCGACCATGTACGGCAACGTCAACCTGGATCTGAACGGGATGAACCGCTACAAAGCACAGGTAGCGGAAGAAACCATCGAAATGACCGAACTGTGGGTCTGGAACGATGAGACACAGGACTATCAGGTGGTCACCAAAGCTGACCCCGATGTCATCATCTACGACAGACCCGGCGAGTCAGTGTTTCTGAAAGGCGAACTGCCTTTCGTGCAGATCTGCCCCAACCCGCTGTACGACTACTACTGGGGCGAGTCTGAGGTTGGCAGGCTTGTATTCCTGCAACAACTCAGAAACAAACGCATGACCGAGATTCTGGAGTTGCTCTCAAGGCAGGTAAACCCGCCGACAGCACTCACGGGGTTTGTCGGCATCCTTGATGAGAAGAACTTCGCTCTAAACCGGCCTGGGGGACTGCTGGCAACAGACATGCCCAACGCAAAGGTGGAGCGGCTTGCCCCCAACATGCCGCAAGACCTTTTTGCAGAGATCCGGCAGATTGACGCCATGTTTGAGGAAGCCTCCGGCATCGTCAACGTCCTGCAGGGCAAAGGCGAGTCGGGGGTGAGATCTTCTGGCCATGCAAGCCAACTAGCCCGTCTTGGATCGTCCAGGGCAAAAAAACGTGCTCTGGTGATCGAGGACAGCCTTGAGAAATTGGCTACGCTTTATCTGAAGTGTCTGCAGGCTTACGACAGCACCCACTTCACAGACGAAGATGGCAACAAATTTATAGCAGAGCAGTTCACGAAAGATTATGTCGTGAAGGTGGACGCTCACTCCAACAGCCCGATCTTTATGGAAGACCTGCGCTCGCTGGCGTTCAATCTGTTCAAGGCTCAGGTGATCGACAAAGAGTCGCTGCTTGACTTGCTTGACCCGCCCATGAAGCAACTGCTCAAAGACAGGCTCAAAAAGCT